GGCAGCAGTTTCCAGTGGGATTCCACCCAGTGCAGCGCGTCACCGAAAAGTGTCTTCACGTCCTTCCACAGGCCGATCCAGAATTCGCGGAACGCCTTGAACTTGACGACGCAGATGACGATGATCGCGATAAGCGCGGCGATGCCGATCACGATGAGGCCGACCGGGTTCATGGCCATAACCACGTCAAAGGCGGCCTGCACGCCGGTCCACACTCTTGTCGCCGCCGCCGCGATTTTCGACCCGATGCCCCATTTCCCGATCGCCGCCGTGACCGTGGAGATCCTCCCGCCGAACGTCCCCCATATCCCGGTCGCGTCCGATGCCGCCGCCGCGCTGTTCGAGAACCCGGCCGACAGGTCCCGGAACGCCGCCGCGCCGCCCTTGATCACGCCGATACCGGCGGAGATGCCCTGGAACGCGGGCTTCATCTTCGCGACCGCGCCGCCCGCGGCGAGGGCGTACAAGCCGAACCGCACCAGTGCCGGGTCGGCTTTCGTCAGGGTATTCAGCAGCTGCGACAGCGGCAGGGCAAGCTGTAGCAGGGTCCTGGAGTTGGAGACGGTGGACAGGCCGGTCATGGACCCGCCGAGGTGGCCGATGGCGGCGCCGAGGTTCTTCACGATGCCGATCACGTAGGGCATGTCCGCCTGCGCCATCGTCATCAGCGACTGGAACCCGGAATGCCGGGTGAGGCTCTGCCCCCAGGCCGCGAACTTGCCGGTGATCGTGTCGAGGCCGCCGAGGACCGTCACGCCCATCGGCACGAACGCCTTCAGGATCCCCGCGATGCCCTTGATGACATTCCCCGCGGCGGTCCCGACGCCGACGATCGCGGGCCCGGAGAATGTCCCCATGGTCCGGGCGAAGTCCTTCAGCCAGCTGGACTGCAGGCCGCCTTTGAGGTGGTCCAGGATGACCGTGAGGCCGTTCTCGGTGCTGGCCAGGAACGGCTGCATCAGCTTCAGCGCATCGGGGAGCAGCCGCAGCCCCTGCGCCATTACCCCGGTCACGCCAGGAGACGCCGCCTTCACGAACCCCGACCACTGATTCTTCGACGTCGTGAGTGCGGATGCGAACTGTAGTTGTGAGCCGGTCAGCCCGGACATGGCCTGCTGCTCGGCTTTCAGGGCTGCTGCCTGCTGTTTCGCGGTGGTGGCCTTGTTGTACTGCTGCTGCGCGGCGGTCAGCTTCGTCAGCGCCCCGGATACCTGGCCGTACACGGACCTGGCGACCAGGCCGAACACGCCGAGCCCGGCGCCTGCCGCGGTGACCCCCGCCGCCAGGCCGCCGGCACCGGCGATCGCCCCGGCCAGGGGCGCCTCGAGCAGGCCGGTGGCGAGGGAGACCCCGGACATGACCCGGGCACCCATGGACGCCTGGGCGTTGAAGGCGCCGAATACGTCCCCCAGGCCGGAGACCACGCCGGCGGTGCTGCCCAGGGACATCAGCCGTGACTTCAGGCTGACGCTGTCGCTGCCAGCCGCAGCGTTCCCGGTGTCCTTCAGCTCCTTGCGGAGCACCGCCAGTTTCGCCCCCGCCGCCGCCGTGTCGATCTTTACCTTGATGTCCGGGTGCAGCCGCCCGAGTTCCCCGGCCCTGGCGGTGATCCTGTCAAGCTTGGCCTCGGTGTCCCCGTCATCAGCGACGATCTTCAGCATGACGGACTTGACGAGGTTCGCCACCGGAGATCACCTCACTTCGGTTTGCCCGCTTCGGCCCAGGCGTCGATGCTGTCGATCAGGTTCGCGAAGTCGGGCAGCGTCAGGCCGTTCACGTCACGCGGGCGCAGGTGGCAGATGTGGGCCAGGCCGAACAGGTACTCACCGCGCAGGTCACGCAGGTTCCCGGTCAGGACCCGGTGGCCGGGCTGGGCGCCTCCTGACCTGGGGGCGTCAGGGTCATATCCGGCCGGGAAGACGGCCCCTGTGACGGAGGAACGGCCGGCGGGGACGGGGGCGCTGGCGTAGGGTCCGGCTCAGCCGGGGCGCTCGCGGTCTCCCCGGCCGCCATGGCTGCCCCGTAGGCGGCGAGGAACTTCCCGATCTTCGGGTTGGCGTCCGCGATCGGCATGGTCACGCCGTTCTGGGCGAGCACTGCCCAGAACAGGGACTGCACCGCCTTCAGCCACTCAGGGCCCGGCGGCTTGTCCTCGCTGACGTTGAGCGAGTTCTCCCACCCGGCGATGGACATGCCGGTGTGCAGCTGGATGACCATGCCCTGCTGCAAGTCGATGTTTCCTGAGTCGAACTCGTAGACCTGGCCGTCATAGTCGATCTTCATGAGGGACGTCCTTACCTGAATCCGGCCTTGCGGCACATCGTGTCGATCTTCTGCGCGTACCGGGCCATCGCCGCGTCGCTCTTCGCGTCGGCTGCCGGGGCGAGGAACGGCCGGTCATCCGGCCCGTACCAGTGCTCCCGGTCGCCGAACAGGGGATGCCTGAGTGCGAGCTCGTTCGGGCGGGCAGGCGGGGCGTCCGCCGTGATGGTGGCGACGCGCCCCCGGACCGACACTGAGACCGACGGCGGCACCTGCCGCGACCAGGCAGCGGCCAGCCGCCGCGCCTCGTCCGCCACGATCTGCGCGGCGGCGCCCAGGTCCCCGCCGGCGCCGAAGACGGACAAGGTGGTGACCCGTGACACGGTGCGGGGCGGGTTCGGCCTGCGGGTGCGGCGGACGGCCATCAGGTGGAGTCCAGTGTCCAGTAAGTGGCCTGGATGACGTTGTTCACGCCGTCGTCCAGGCCCGTGAACGGCAGGGTTTCCTTCACGACCTCGGGGCCGCCGACCTTCGGGGAGTCGCCGTCGAAAAAGATGTCAGGGATCAGGATCGTCAGCGTCGAGAAGTCCGACCCGGTGCCGATCGCCGGGCCGAGGAATGTCAGCTGCAACGGCGTCGGCGTGTCCGACGCGAACGCGTTGTACCGGGCCTCGCTGGACAGCCATTCCATCTCCAGCGACCCGGTGATGCCGCGGAGGTTGTTCTGCAGCGGCTCGTCGCGGAACCCGGCCTTGCCGAGGAAGTACCGGGTCAGGTCAAGCGGCACCGTGTGCTTGACGCTGGCCGACAGCACATTGGCCGCGATGACCGGGGACGTGACCGACGTGACCCCGGAGACGGTGGACACCGTCCCGCCGGTGTAGAGCGTGGCCTCGAGGAAGTGGAACACGCTGCCCGCCGCCGGGGCAGCATAGGCCTGCAGCGCGGGCAGGGACCCGTTCAGCGGGTCGGAGTTCATCGTCCCGGCCAGCTCGTTGCGGGCCTCGATGGTCAGGACCAGCTGCGCGATCTCCCCCGTCTTCACGCTCAGTTCCCAGTCGGCTATCTTGCACCCGGTGTACGTGACCGGCTCAACCGTCCCGTTGTCCGCGGCCGGGACGCCTTTCTGCACGCAGAACGTGCTGCCCTCCAGCGGGCCCGGGGCGTGGACAGCCTTGTAGGCGCCGGTCGTCAGGTCCTGCGTCAGCGCCGATGCGGTCTGCCCGTAGGAGCCGAACATCGGGAACAGCCACTGCTGCAGCCCGCGGGCGGGCGTATCCATGGTGATGGCACCGTTAGCCGCCCAGTTCGTGACCACGCGGCGGGCCGCCTGGCCGTAGAGCTTCCCGGCGAGCAGCCCGGGGCCCTGGACGGACGTTTTCTTGAGCTCGAGCGTCTCAGACTTGAACGCGGAGAACTTCGCGCCGGACAGCGACGGCGCGACACCATAGGTGGATTCGGCGACGGGGCTGGTCAGCTGGGCGGCGAGTCCTGAGCGGAGTGCCATCACATACCTGCCTTCGGGGTGTCAGCCGCGGGCGGGCGCGCGGCGGCCGGCGGGGGCGGCGCGGCCGGGACCGGCTCCCAGTACAGGTCGCTGACCTCGGCGCCGTCTGGCACCTCCGAGAGGTCCCCGGGCCTGAACTCGCCGTGCGCCCGCACGCATCTCACCTGCATGTCCTGCTCCTCATGACGTCACCAGCCGTCCGGAATAGCTGACCTTGAACGCGCAGTACGCCTCAGCGCCGCCGTCCGCCAGGGACTGCCACCACGTCGCGCTCAGGAGCTGCGCCCAGAACACGAGGCCGCCCAGGGAGAAGTCACCCGGGCCGCCGGCCGCCGGGCGCCCGCGGAGCATCAGCTCCACCGCGCCGGTGATCGCCTTGCACCCGTCCCGGTGCACCCTGAAGTTCAGGTCGCCGGTCCA